ATCTGCTCTTCGCTAAACCGTGATTTACGCATTCTCTGTTCTCCTCGTGCAATCGAACATTAATCGAACAGAGTCTCCTTTCAAATGGGCCGGTTTTCGGGGGGCAGGTCACTTGAATTCATTAACCCGCAAAACCCGTTGAAATAGATCGGTTTTGAATCATATGGCTGGGACTCGCGTAATGCTACTCAAAGTCTGTCGATTTATAGTCATCTTATCGGTTACTATTACCAATGGCAGGAATTCGACAGCGTGTAGCTAACAACATACGAAAGATTCGTAACACCATCGGCATCTCACAAGAAGAGTTGGCGGATCGTTGTGGATTGCATCGCACGTATATTGGTTCTGTCGAACGCCGTGAACGAAATATTACAATCGAAAACTTAGAAAAAATAGCAGATGCGCTAGGTGCATCTGTTCAAGAACTGGTCGAATGAAAAATAATAATTTACTGCCATTTGAATGCCTTCACATTCATGGGGACAATATTGTTGAATGTGAACGAGCATTGGCAATTATTCTGCAATCCCTTGCGGATGTTATTGAGAGCATTTCTCCGCCTGGGTTTTCGATAACTTGCCCACGATATTTATTGAAATTGAAAGGAGCTTCAAAACCACTTTCGGTTACGTTTTACCCAGGGTTTGGTCGGTGGGATTACGATATTTTACAATCTGTTAGGGATCGGGGCGGCGTTTTAAGAGAAGCTGCCGATGTTATTGTAACGGCCGCTTATAATGGCGAAGAGACACCTCTCTTCGCAATCGAGTTTTGTGGTGCTCTTCCTGCTGGAAATCAGGCATGGCAACGTAGTGGGAGAGCATTTTCCTTCGGCATGGCCCAAATACCATACCTCTATATTTCAGAACTTGGCGGATATGAATTGGATAGTAATCGTAGGCGGAAAGCCCCTCGGATGCCCAATGCGGCAGTGCCATTTAGTTACTTAGCCTTTTCTATTGAGCATGAAACGCCAGTTTTCCCAATTTTTGTTACCGGGCCAGGGGCGGATACGGATTCTAGAAAGGTATTTGCAGATGTGTTTGCCGATCAGGAACTTATCGATCTTGTTCGCGCTCATCTTTATCAAGATGACGACGCAGAAATTTTTGATAGGTTGCAGCAAAAAGTTTTGTCTTTTGTAAAAAAACGCGCAGATTCCTCTAGAAAGGGTGAAACTCTTTCAAGAGAGCAATGGCAAACAGCCTTTGTTGAATTGAAAAATGCTAATGGATTATCAAATTTTCTAGCTACCAAAGTAAGGCAAGATTGGTCGAAGACTGCATATATAGACGCTCTAACGGATCGTGCAAAAGCACTGATGGCAGTTGGAAGTAGACACGGTATAGGCTTGACTGGAACTAAACTGCCCATGTGTCTCCTTGATCGAGACGCGAGAAGTCGCTTTGCATCAGACGTCAATAAATTGTTCCCTGAATTGGACAGTGAGTTTAAGGCGTTTCTTAATCATCCTGAATCGTTGGCAATTTGTTGGGTGATGGGATTTAAGCCTCGCGGTGATGATGCCCGACCAGATCGGGGGCTTGCTCCTTTGACTAGAATGTTGGTCGGTTCAGATCATGAAATGCTGACGATTGTATATGGCCCCGCTCCTGAAGCCACATGGAAGGCCTTGGTAACGCAACCAGAGAAACTTGCTGCACGAAACGGCCTTTGGGAGGCGATAATGGAAACTTCTGACGCCCTACTTGTTGAGGCCGCAACAGATCATGTTTCTAAAAAGGGATATATTCGATCTGAGTGGGTAGAAGACCTACCTGAAAAACGCTCTGAACCATTTTTTGTGACACCATGCCCTAAGCGTTTGGGTGAGAACGACGTGGATACAGCTCTTCATTTGTTGTTGTCAAAATTTATCGGCAAAGATGTATTTGAGGGCATGTGTAATCCGCCAGGTGGGGATTGGAGTGGTGTGTCTATCCTGGGCAATAGTCGTGAAATGGAATATAGATGGTTGTCGCTACCTCGTGTAAGCGGAGCAGACATGAAAAGGCCAGATCATGTTTTCCAAATATTTGCCCCAACTTGTATGCCAAGCACAATTTTGTCGATTGAATCCAAAGAGACACCTAAAAGTCTTGAAACAGAAATTGGGCCAAGACTGACTGCCTATTTGCATTATCTTTTTGCTTCACCTGCGAGTATTGAGAAAAAATACTCATCAAAAGATTGGGGGCATTCCACGAGGAAAGTATCATTGGGCGATTATAGGTTTTTGTCTGCTGGTGCGTTTTTAATGGGCGACTCTGAAAAGGTCTTAGACGCGGTTCAGCGTTCAAAAACAGATTTAACTTTTGTCGTCGATTTCCTGAATTCTGGCAAAAGCTGTCAAATTTGCATCTATTCCTCAACCTCAGATGGGCGTGAGATTGCAGAATATATTGCCGCTAATGTTGAGGATTCCGAAATCATTACCGTAAAGGTCATCAATCAGTAGTTAAGATATAAAGCTTCCTCTACTTTTTCTATTGGACCGCTTAAAACCTTTTTGACGGCAGAATTTCCACTGTGAAGGTAGTGCCGTGTCTTAAACAAACTCTTTGGAACGTCATAGGTTAAGTCTTGATCCCCTCGACGCCCATCATATGAGAGTGCCCAGTACACACCCCGATTGTTTAATTTTTCGAGTTCAGTAAATAAGCTTTCGGGAAGTAAAGATTTTGCGTAGCGTTGCTTATTGCCTGCATAAGGTGGATCGAGGTAGACAAAATCGCCTCTATTTGCACGATTAAGCACTTCTCTATAATCGTGGCTTGTTAGCTCAACTCCCTGTAAAATTGGTTGCCAAGATTTGATTCCCGCTGCAAATCTCTCTGGAGCCATTCCCCTGCGCGATAGGTGAAAGGAATTGTTAAACTCACCTTGCGCATTAAACCGCACAATTCCGTTTACACATGTTCGCATTAAGAAATTGAGATCGATTGGGTTCGGGCGTTGGTTGAACCGATCACGAGCAATATAAAATGTTCGAGGGATCCCGTTTCCTCTCGTCATTTTGGAGAGATTGAGTTCGTCTAGCTCGATGTTAAGTTTCGTCCATTCAGACTGGTACTGCTCAATCAAATAGTCGGGGTCGTCACGAATTATTTTCCAGAGGGAAATTAATGGATCATAGATGTCATTCCCGATAGCGCCAGGATGTGCCGCCAAAAATAGCATAGCGCCTCCGCCAAGGAAGGGTTCTATGTAGCGATTGAAACCTGGAGCAACCTTGGCAATGAGTGGTGCTTGTGATCGTTTGCTTCCCGTCCACTTGATAGCAGACGGAATGGTGGCTGTGTCACGACAGCAGTTGGCGGTGAAGGTCTCTGTTATAAACATCTAGGGTCGCTCTGCCGCTTGTAAACGCCGTTCTGACAGTGCAACAAATTCTGGATCAGTCTCAAACCCTAGAAAATCAAAACCCATTTCTTGTGCTGCGATACACTCTGTTCCCGCGCCCGCAAACGGCACGAGGATTTTATTGCCTGGTGCTGCTGAGACAGTTAGTAATCTTTTGCTTAGCCGTAAGGGTTTTTGTGTTGGATGCTTCCCATGTGTTAATTCTGAACGTGCTTTGTTGTTTGGAACATCCCAAACTGTTCGCATTTGCTTTCCTGCTGCTTTCATTAGGTCGCCTGGAAATTCCAGCTCTTTGACCGCATCGTAATTGAAGTGGTACTTGCGTGATTTTGGAGTGCCTGTATGCGCCCAAAGAATAGATTCGTGGCTTGCTGTGAGGCGGCGGCCAGACAAATTGGGGAAGCTGTTTCTCTTATACCAGATCACCTCATTGATAATTTCCACTTCAAGCAGCTGCATTGCAAAATTGGTAATTCCGATGTTGTGATATGTGCCATGAACCCAGATAGAGCCAGTCGGTTTCACTAACCGCTTAACTTCCGCCAGCCAAGCTAGAGAAAAGTCTAGATATTGGGCTAGTGGCATACTGTCCCACTCGGCCATAACCTTATTCCAGCTGCCGCCAAAACCAGGAAGGCTTTTACTGCTATCCCACGACCAATTGCCACCTTTACTCACGTTGTAGGGAGGGTCTGCGATAGCAACATCAAAGGAATTTTCCGGTAGCTTACGCATGCCTTTGAGACAGTCTTCCAATATAACTTTGTTCAGGGGCGTTGTTTCCAATTCGGATTTTTGCACTGTAAGCTTTTCGTCTGTTTTCTCTAGCGTAGCGGCGGTTTGCATTATATTTTTCCTATACCCATATTCGTTGTTTTTTTCATTTTAGGGTTATCCCTGCTTCTTTTTCTAGCTCTTTCGTGCGCAGTTCGATGAACTCTTGTATTTCAGAAACCATTTTACGACCTGTGGCGCTGCAGGCTGTTTTAAACCGTGTGTGTGTGCGCATCGGGAGGTCTAAGCTTAAACGCTTGGTTGACACACGGGCTTTGTCTGTTCCCGTGCCACCCTTGGTAAAGGCCATAACTTGTTCAGGCGTTGGCTGTTTTACTTGCGGCGCCGCATTTATGTTCTTCTTCGTCATGGCGCATCCTTTCGATATCTTGGCCAAGGGCACCCATCAACCTGCGCAACTGTTGTCCCTCGCCATTTCAACAACAGTGAGGGAGGGGGCGTCACCACGGCTCCGCCCACGTTGCTGCACTTCGTTGTCTGTCTCCATAAATTAAAAGGCTACGCCTGCCCTTGCGGGTAAGATAGCAGGCTATGTTTATGGGGAGCGTTGTTTTCCCAACGGCGCTCTCTTGATTTGCAAATCCGATAACCATGCAGTCACCCATACCTCATTTGGGGGTATGTGTAAAACCCTTAATGTGGGTTTGTGTGTCATCGTATCGACCTGTTCTTTTTGACGTATTTCTTCAGATCCAACAAATGATCCGCTTGGGTTTTCGGGGCGTGATACACGGATGCGGCAGGATGGGTCGCAGAGCGCCCACCAATTACTATGCCGCAGTTGTGGCCACACCATCCAAGCGCACGCTGACCGTGGTCGATCCGCTTCCTACCGCCGTCGTTGCGATGCCGACCGGATAGAAGCCCACTCCCGGTAAAACGATTTCCTTGGCGGCATCGTCCCAGGCCACCTGATCCCCTTGCGCGATGACCGCGGTAGACGCCTTGAGCATGTCAAATACGCCCGTGACCGCAATTTCCACGTCCCCGCCTTGCAGCGTGCTGGTGGTCGCAATACCAAACAGCCCGCCAATCAGGACGCCCTGGCTGGCTGTGATGCCGCCCACCGGCGCGACGACGGTGATGATGTTGCCGGGTTGGATAAAGGTTTTCATGGATCAAACTCCTTTGCTGGATTGAATTCGGACGACCGAGATTCGGCTTGTGCTGGCGATCCGGCGTTCCAGATCGCCCAGCGCATTGGCCATTTCGGTGTCCGTGGCGTAGGTGACGCGCTTGCCGTCATATTCGACCGTGCGCACCCCTTGGTAGCGGGCTGCCATCAGGGCATCCCGCCATTGGGTGAGTTGTGCTGTATCCGCCACCGTTACACACCCGCGTTCGCAAACCAGCCACGATGATCGATGAAGCCCGCTCCAAAATCGAGGATGACGCGGATTTCCACACCGTCCACGTCCCAGCCGGATTTGCTTTCGACCTGTGGGCCTTCGCCTCCGGCAAGATATGCGAACTCGAGGCCGTCGATTTCGGATGGATCGGCGGTGACGTACCAGCGGGTCGTGCTTGCCAGACGGGGTTCAACCACCAGAGACAAAGAACCCGAGAACGGATTTACATCTGCCGCCTTGGCCGCAGCTACGGTTGCAAGCCATTTCTCGGCCACGGTTTCCAGAGCCGGTGGCACCATGAGATACTTGGGTGTTGCGCGGACAGGTTGGCCGGACAGGCCCTTTTGTGTCCTGAGCGCCAGCCGGGCAGCGGACAAGGTAGTGTCGGAAATGACCGCACCGGTGCCTGCCTTGTTATCATGGTCAGTGTGGAACAACGCCTTGGTGTCATCCATCTTCGGACCATTTCCACTGTTCGCCTCCAGAAGATCGACCAGAATACGGGCCTCGGTCTCGGCGGCGGCCTGTCCCATGCGGCGGGCAAGGTCGGAAAACGCCCCGAGATCATCGTTGACAAGCACCTGCCGGGTGATCCCGATCTTGCGCGCCCAGGTCTCGACCTTGTAGGCCTCCTTGGCCTCGGTCATGGTCCCGGCCTTGATCTCGCCGTGCTCGTTCAGCTTTTCCAGCATCGGAGCCTCGCCCAGCATCAGCTTGTTGATGGCGCGGAAATCCCTGGCTGTCGTCTGGCGGCCCAGACGTCGGATGCCAGAGGGCGCTGCCTGATAGGCATCGCGCAAAGTGCGTCCGACGGTGTCGCCGAGAATGATTGGAAAATCAGACGTCGTATGCAGCGCGCGGGTGATCATGGACGCGGGCGACAGTCCCGTGGTCTGGAAGCCCCGCAGGGTCAACAGCTCTTTGGCCATATCCACGGGTGTTGCATAAGCATAGCGACGGGCAGGCTCGGAAAGTTCATGGCCCGGGTTGATCCGGCTGTAGAGTGCTTCGCCCATTTGCCGGGCACGGATTTCCGGGTCATCGTGAGATTCGCCGATGTCCACGTGTGTCTGTTCGGTGCGAATTTCGCCACCGCCACGTTTGGCCAGTTCATCAAAAGCCGCGCGACGGGCTTCACCGGCATCTGCCTGCCTGTCGATGAGGCCATCGACAAAGGATTGATCCAGACCAGCGACATTGGCGATGGACCGGATTTCGGTGTTGATGGTGGCGCGGGTCTGAACAGCATCCGGCTCTGTTTGGACAGCGGTGGTGGTATTCTGCACCGGGTTATTATCCGGGGCGGCGGTCTGGTGTTCCATGTTGGTATCCTCCATGCGAACGGTTGCACCCGGATCTGCGGGCGAAGGGACAATAGAAATCTCGTGCGGGGTCCATCGGGTTGCTGTCCGGACACGCGTGCCGTTTTCGGTGCTGTCAGCCCATTGTTCGACCGAATAGCCGACGCTGATGTGGCGCAGGATTCCGGCGGTCACGTCCTGCCAGATGGGTTCGACCTCGGACCGGGCCGAGAACTGGATGGTTGCAACGCCTTCCTTGCCGGTAACGACGGCACTGCGAACGGTTCCGAGCACGTCGCGAACAGCCGTTTGTCGATGGGCATCCAACACACTCGCGCCTATCAGTCGGGACAGGTCCACGGCTTTTGCATCAAGGCTCAGGCGCTCGATGTAGCCGCCTTCAACATCCCGGCGTTTGACCGGCGCGCCCGTTGACCAGATAACATCAACGGTGCGGGCATCCAGATTGACGGATTGCGGCGCAATACTGGCGCGCCTGGTGACAATGGATACGGTGTCAGGCATTGGCGGACTCCTGCTGTGGCGATGCTTGACGCGGCTCAAAGCAAAGCCCGAGGGCATCGGCTCGCTCCTTGTCAGCGGCAATCTCGGCATCGATGTTTTCGGCGTCATACCCGCGTTCCGAGATGGCTTGGGTCCGGGATTTCAGGCCCGCATCAATGGCGAGGATTTCAGCCTCCACATCCTTTTTTGGGTCCACATAATCAAACTTCGGTGGGAGCCATTCGCAGCCCAGATAGGCAGCCGGGTTCCGGTCGAAATCATGGGCAGAGAGATCACCCGACAAAACCGCCAAGCGAACAAATCGCTCCCAAACCGGGCGGCAGAACAGATGCACGACGACATTGTGCTGCAATTGCTCGACACGACGGCGAAACTCGATCAGCCCAGCGCGGATCGAAGAATATGTGACCCCTTCCAGATCCCCCGAGAGCAGTTCGTATGGCAGCCCCATCCCGGCAGCAACGGCGCGCAGGTGGTTCTTGACGAACGGAGCGTAAGCGTCGTGTTCAGTTGGCGTGGAAAAGCGGATGTCGGTGCCGGGTGGCAGCGGAATCAGGCTGCCAGGTTCCATACCAACGGTGAGAACGCCGGAATTGTTGCTGCCCGACAGGCCGCCAGCGGTGCCGTCCGGGTCCGTGATAAATCCGGTGAACAATGCTGCGACCTTTGCTTTGACCAGAGAGGCGTCCTCGAACTGGTCCAGTTCGTGAAGGCGCAACAGCACCGGAGCCAGCCAGGTGATGCCGCGAAGCTGCCCCGCGGCGAGTGGTTTGAACAGATGAATAAAATCGGCGGCGGGAACACGCACGGGGTCCATGCGGCTGGACCCAAGCGGATCGCCCTGGCGAAAGGACGAAACCCGATAGGCGACACGCTGACCGGCAGAGTTGAACTCAATGCCAGCACGAATGCGCGCCCCGCCGCCGATATCACGATGCAAGTCGGTTGGGACCTGCTCGCGATCCAATAGTTCCATGGATAGGGGAACTGAAATACGGGCCTCGGGGGAGACACGGAGCCGGGCGAAACTCTCGCCGCTTTCGATCATGGCCCGTACGGCCATGGCTTGAAGGCCGTAGAAATCCGCCAGCCCACCGGCGTCAGCGTGGTCGGTCCAGCGCAGCCAGAGGGTTTGCAATGCCTCGCGAACGGCACGGTCCGGATGATTGGATTGCGGCTTGATTCCAGCGCCAACCACATTGCCGACCAGACTGTCCACCGCCGCCGTGATCCAGGGGTTGTTTCGCGCATACCATCCGGCCCGCCGCGCCGCCGTGTTCGCGCCTGCCAGAATGCTGGCATTCAAGCCATTTATCGATTGAACCGATTCCCAACGGCGACCGCTGCCCGCTGCGTCCAACGCACGGGTGCCAGTCCAGTTGAATAGTCGATTGATGAGGGTCCGCATGCCGGTAGAATCGCATGTGGGTGGTACTTAAGATACTGGGAATGTTTGAGAATAAACTGTTGCGAAGGGAGAGAAACGGAACTGGTTGCCAGTTTTAGATCAATCCGCGCTTACCCCATCCAGGCCGACCGGATCACCTTGGCTGTTGCATCGTTTTGCACCGGCCGTTCGCCTTTCCAGCCCGCAGCCACGATGGCCTCCACCTCCTCGTTCAGCCGCAGTCCCATGCTGATCAGCCCCTGTAGCGCGGCGCTGGCGTAAACGAAGGTATCAAGCGCCTCGTTTCGTTCTCCGTCGCGTTTCAACTGCCAAGACCGGACCGGACGGCCCTTGTGGAAGCGGGTGACAACGCGCTCGGCTGTCAGCTGGCGGAAGTAGTCGGCATCAAGGCGGCTGGGAAAGTGAATCGTGCCGGGGCCGGGTTCGACAAGTTTCAGCCGCGCATAAACCGCATCCTTCACCGCATCGACCCCGACGATGAACAGGGGAATTTTGCCCTTGTTGGTACGTGTCGGGCGGCGCGGCCAGACCGGAACTGCGGGGCCACTACGGCCCTTGATGGCCCAGATGCGTCGGGCAAGGCGGGTGCGGCAGAACTCGTATGCCATTTTGGTGTGATGCCCGCCGGTGTCGATGGCAGCGGCGCGGATCGGCAGGTCGCCTATTGCACGCGGGTGGGCGTAACTGCCGCCCAGGAAACCATCGAGGTCGGCCCAGAGGCGCGGGCCGGAAGGATCGCCCCAGAGCACGCGATAGTCGATGATCCAAGCCTCCTCGTCGCGGCCCCAGCCGATAACCTGCACCTCAAGGCGGTCGCCCTGAACATCAACACCGGCTGTTAGGACCGCAACACTGTCAGGCAGGTCCTCGCCCCAGTCCTCACGGCGCGCCATCAGCGGATCGGCGGGCACGGTGTCGCCCGCCTGGTCCTCCCAGGATTCGCCCAACTTGGTGTTGACCCAGACCTGAAGGCGCGGCGGGTCCTTGCGCACCTTGCCATGCTCGATGGCAATTTCGGCCCAAGTCTCCCACGGGGAATAGAGCGCGGAAAGATGGAATCCGGCGGTACGACCGTCGCCTTGCGTTGATGCCCGCCATTCACCCCGTTTCAGCAGCGCGGTCTTGTCGTGTTCCCGGTGCACTCCGCCGCATGCCTCGCAGATCAGATAAGCCTGATCGCGTCGCCCCTCGGGCCAGCAGATGCGCGCCCAGGTTATCGGTGCCATGTCGCCGCAATGCAGGCAGGGAACATGGTAATACCGCTGGTCGGATTCCTCGAACGCGGCCTCGATGCGAGAGAACCCCTTCAGGGTAGGTGTCGAGACCATGAGGATTTTCCGCCGCCCTTTGAAGGTGGCTGTACGCTGAATGGCCAGAGCGACCGGGTCACCCTCGCCATCGGCATCGCCGGGATAGCCGTCCACCTCATCAAGAAACAGATATCGCACCGGCGTCGAGCGAAGGCCGATGGCGGAATTCGCCCCGGTCATGACCAGCTGCCCGCCGGGGAAGGATTTGCGAAACAGGCTGTTGCCCGCATCTCGCGAGCGCGGCGTTGCCACCCGATCCCGCAGCACCGGGCTGGAGGCAATTAGTGGGTCAATGCGAGTGACGGTATTGCGTCGCACCATGTCGAGCGACGGCTGGACCAACATGACCAGACCGGGGGCATTGTGGATGATGTATCCCAGCCAGTTCAATCCGGCTTCGGTGCCGCCAGTCTGCGCCCCTTTCATCATCACCAAACGCTCAGATAGATTGCCAGTCGACAGGGCATCCATGATTTCACGCAAATATGGTGTGCGGGAGGTGCGCCAGCGACCCGGCTCGGCGGCGGTGTCGGGCAACATGCGGTGGCTGTCGGCCCATTTAGCAACCGGGATTTGTGGTTCCGGCCGGATGGCTCTGCGCCATGCTTGATCAATCTGTTGCAGCAACAAACAATTCCTCCAATGGGGTTTCCGCCAGGTGTTCGAGATGCTCGCGCATCAGCCTGTCTAGCACGGTGAACACCGGTCCCGGTTCAATGCCCAGTTCAGCGGCCATGATGGGGGCAGAGCGTTGCACCCAGGCGATATGCGCATCGCGTTCGGCCTTGGCGCGGGCAAATACCGTGCGCTCGGCATCCGCCGCGTCGATCAGGTCACCTTTTTCATGTTCATAGGCCAGCTTGGCGCGCTGGACCTTGACAATTTCATGCATCCGCTTGGCTTCAGCCAGCGTGGCGGAACGCGTCGTGGTGCCCCCACCCTTGTTGCGGCGGGCTGCATCGAGATTGTTTTCAATCCAGGAAAGGCCATCGTTCACATCGATCCGTCCGTCCGCGCGCACCGGCAGTCCCTGCGCGATCAGCTGGGAAATCCGTCCTTTCGTGACGCTGACGCGGTCCGCAAATTCCGCCTTCGTGTCGATCCCTGAGTTTAGTTTAGGCATTTTCCGGCCCCCACGTTGGAAACGTCATGCGCTGAGCCCCCCCGTATACAAATGTTTCGGAAAGGAACCGCCTTTGTCCCAACCCTTGCCGCTGATTAACGAGTTGTCTGGTGGGTTTGGTGGGTTTGGTGGATTTATTCTGACACGCTTCTGAAGCTGTCATGAAATGCTTTTTGTTTTGGTATCTGTCACGCTTCACGATGTTCCACGCCGCTGACAAACTCTGTGACAAACAATGAATTGGCCGGAAACACATCCACCAAATACACCAAACCCACCAGATGAATTGGGACTCGTTGTTAAGCGGCGGTATGTTTTGGGAAATCATCCGAAACCTCGTTAATCATTGTGCCAGTTCCAGCGGACTGATCTGCGGTGACCAGATGCCAGCGCGCGCGCCCTGCCGACAGACCAGCGGAAACGAGTTTCTTGCCCGAGGCAATGCGGTTCTGGTTTCCTCCAATCCACTTGCCGAGCCGCCTGCCATTGATCGCACCTCCGTCGCCCGCGATGGCGAGCAGAGCCTCGCGAAACTCCGGGTGGACGAATTCAGCGCGGCCGTACAGTTGCTGGTTCTGCCGGGTCGCGCGATCAATGATCTCGCGCACAGTGACGCGATCATCGCCAATTACCTCATGCCATTGTTCCAGCACGGTGTTGAGCGATTCAAGCTTCGGGTCGGCCCCGCGCATGTCCTCCATTGTCTTGCACGGGTCGGCCTCACCCAGCCAGATCAGGGCATCGCGCACCCATCTCGACCATTCGGTGAAAGAGCCGAGCGGCGTGGATTGTTCGGGGCGGCCAGCGACATGGAAGGCGCGCAGGATCGTGAGAGCGGCGGTGACATAGTCACCGCGCCGGGCTGTAACCTCCGTTATGGGGTTGCGCTCGAATGCCCGCAATTCGGGGCGCTCGACGCCTGCATCAAGGGTTGCCCGGATGGCGCGCCGGGTCATGTCTCCTTCCAGGGTGAGATTGTTACCGGTGGCGAATATCGCGGCACTGCTCGGCACCTCGGCATTCATTGATTTGCCGAGGATGCGCACTTTTAGGCTGGCCTGCGTCATGGCTTGGCACAGTAGTTCACCACCGAGCGGTTCGTCGCAATTGTCGATGGCGATCAATACGTCGCCCGCGATCAATGCGGCCCCAAGGCGTTTTTCCATTTCCTCCTCGGATTTTCCCTGCGCGATCACCGGAGCCGGGCGATTGGTAGCAATGAGGCTGGTGATGTCCACCAGCATGGATTTCCCGGTTCCGGCGGTGGGAGCATTGAAGGCGTGTAGTGGCGCAGTAGGTAGTGAGCGACGGATGAGTGTGGTCAGGATTGCCGACAACGCCACCGAGCGATCCGCCGGTGATACAAAGGGAAAGGTTGAAATCAGGTCACGCAGAAATTCCAGAGCGCTCAGGGCCGTTTCGCGGGACGGATCGTGCAGCATGGCCGGAAACTTGTCGCCCTGGGCATCAAACAGCAGGCCGGTTTGGGCGTCATACCCAGGAAGCTCCAGGATCGATCCGTCGGGGCGCAGCGTCGGGCAGTTGATGATCCCGGTCAGCACCGGCAAATGCCATTGCCCCTCGCGGGCCAGATAGGTTTCCGCCAGCCGCTGGGGGCAATCGGCGTTCAGCCATTCTCCGGCGCGTTTGTCGAACCGTTTCCAGTTTGCCACTTTGGTGAAGGCTTCGGCCATGTGGGGCGCTTTGACATGAACCAGCCGGGGCACATCCATTTGCCGCCCGTCCTCGACGGAAACCGGAACCATCGCCGGTCGGACAATCAGACTGCCCCGCTGGTAAAAGCCAAGGTCTGCTGCCAGAAGGGCCTGCTCTCCCTTGTCGATGGCTTCGGGCATGAAGCCAGAATAGATGCGGATTTCCGGGCGGTTGCCCTTGGCAGGGGCATTATCATCACCGGCCTCGGTAAGCTTTGCCGGGCGGGTCTGCCGGACACGCTCGGCCCGCCAGCCGCTTTGCCTCGCCATCCAAAACAATGTGCCAACGGTGACACTGCGCACGGTGGCGAAGCTGTCCCATTTCTCGGCTGAATAGGCAGGGTCGTTCTTTCCCGCCTGTGCCGACCAATCTTCCCACAGATCCCGACCCTCCGCGCCCAGCGCCGCGTAGAGCGCAAGGCCCACCTTGATCCATTCATCATAGGCCAGATCATTGTTATCGATATGCCCGACCGCTTCCTCGATCAGTTCGCGCGAGGCTGGTTCTTTTTGTTTCAGACCGGCAATCTTGCGCCCCGTGCGTTCGATGTCGCGCCGTTCGACTGAGGTCGTGCCACCAGATTTGCGAAGATATTGTTCTGCAGCCTCGATGAAGGCGGCGCAGCGCGCCTGATCTATGACCGGTAGGTTTGCCAGCGGTATGTCGAGCAGCGAGCGTTCCGGCCAGTGATATGGTGCCTTGGTGCCCGGATGGATGCCAAACCCGACGAATTGCTGCCCAGTTGCCAGCACCTCGACGCGCGCCACCGTGCCGTCAAGCATGTGGAACTCGGCGGTCTGCACCTTGTCAAAGGGGGTGTCCGTGCGAAACGCCAGCAAAAGTTTTGGCGCATTCCCGATCCGGTGGGCCGGGGTCGCGCCCAGCATTTCGCTCGCAATGTCCGTCAGTCGTTTGGCATGGTTTTCATCGAGCAGGTCAATATCCACGCCAACAAGGGTGCCGCACAGCAAGCCGGTGTTGGTGCAATTGCGCTGCGCCCGACCCCAGCGATTGATTTCCGTCTCATCCGCACCAGCGCAAATCGTTTCCCAGCCTTTCATCAGCGGACGCTTGCCCGCTGATTTCATGGCAAGATGGGCTCCGGATACCGGCACGGGGCGATATCCGTTGCGATGCAGTGCAAGGCGCAGATCGGTCAGGTCGTCGATGGATGCTGGGGTATCACTCAAAGATTGGCCTCCTGGAATTCGATCCAATCCATCAGCCTGCTCTTGCGCGCGCAGATCACGTTGCCGATCCGAAACACCGGAAGCCGCACCTTGGCGTCACTGGCGTAGTAATAGACCTTGCGCCGGTGCTTGGCGTCGCCAAATACAAAGACCGCAATGGCCTCTGCCCCGCGCAACAGATCATCGGCAAGCGACGGGCACACCTCTCCTGTGGCGGGGCCAGCCCGCATTTCGTTTTCCATGATGTCCTCCTGAAGTGTGACTTAGTCTGTGGCGAGCGCCCGCTGAATGCGTTCTTCGATGTCGTTGAGATCGACAACCGCGAAGGATGTGATTTCCGGGTCGTTCAGCAATTCGGGGAGTTGTCGTGCCCGGATGATTTTCGAAAATGGCGCGGCAGGGCTTGGATGGAAGTAGGCCGCATCCGGCACATCGGCCAATCGGATGGGACCTTCGCAGATGACGAAAAGTGCGTGATCATCTTTATAGCCATGAAGCCCAATCGAGATTTGTGGCCCAACGTCCGATGCCTGAAGCCCAAGTCGGACGAAGGCGGCCATGGCCCCGAGTGCAATGGCATCGCGGAGGGTGAAAACACGCGCCTTGCCAGACTCGACAGGATTTGCTGGTTTGAAATGACCGCGCGAGATCCAGGCTTCAACCTGGTAGCGGGTAAGCTGCACCGCTTCGGTCAGCTTCTGGATAGTGATTTCATTGTTCATTGGATTACCTTTGACATGCTGCCTGAGGTATGGATAAATGACCTCAGGCACACTGTCAATGGTGTTTGAAAATTGCTGTTTCTGGACTTGCAAAGGCCGGCAAACAGAGCCTGATGAACGGCAGGAGGTCTCAATGGCGACAATACGCAAACGAACGCTGCCCTCGGGCCTGGTGCGCTGGCAGGTGGATTTCACCGACCAGGTCGGCAAACGCCGCTCGAAGCTGTTTCCACGCCGCAAGGACGCGGACGTCTATCTGGTCAAGGTCCGTTCGCTGGTTGCCAACCACACCTATCTGGCTGACTGCGAAAGCATCACGGTGTCCGAGGCGGCGGCCAGTTGGCTCCAGCATTGCGAGGTGCGGTGCAAGACCGGTCGCCGGATGGAACGCACCACGCTGCGCGATTACAGCGACAAGGTACGCCTTCACCTCAACGACCCGGAAATCGGGATGGCAGACCAGCTGCTGGCACGTCTGACCCGTCGCCATGTCAATGAACTGCGCGACCGGCTGCTGATGTCAGGCCGATCCGAACATATGACGCGACGGGTGATTTCGGTCCTGAAACTCATTCTGAACCATGCCATCGACAACGGTCAATTATTTTCCAATGCTGCTGACGGGGTGCGGGTCATTCGGTCCAGCCGGATCGATTACAAAGCGCCGGTGCCGTCAAAAGAGGATATTCGCAAGCTGATCGCGGCGGCCAGCGAGGATTTCAAACCGCAGTTGATCATTTCGGCCCTTGGCGGGTTGCGCGCATCCGAAATGCGAGGCCTGCGCTGGCAAGATGTGGATTTCGAGGCGGGTTTCATCCACATCCGCCAACGGGCCGATGCCTTCAACAAGATCGGCGAGCCGAAATCAAAAGCCGGTTTCCGCGATATCCCAGCCGGGCCGATGGTGTTGAACTGCCTGCGCCACTGGCGGTTGCGTTGCCCCAAGAACAAATTGGACCTCGTGTTCCCCGCACCGCGCGGCGGCATCCAGCAGCACACGAATCTGCTGAAACGGCTGTTCAAACCCCTGTGCGCCGAGGTCGGGATCACCATGCGATGGCACGACCTGCGTCATTTTGCGGTTTCACTCTGGATCGAACAAGAGTTCTCGATCAAGGAGGTCATGACGTTCGCAGGCCACGCATCGGTGCAGATGACTATGGAGCGGTACGGGCATCTGTTCCCGTCGCCTGACCACCAGCGCGCCATGGCTATGGTGGAAGCCAAGCTGCTCGGTTAGACTCTGGCCATGATGTGGAATCCAAACGATGTTTTGAATGATTTTGCCACCGTTGCCCGTCTGGCAGGCGTGACGCTGGAACTGGGCGACGTTAGGGTGGAGACGATGCCTGCGCCGCATGTGCCGCCGACGCGCCTGCCTCCGGGCACCATGGCGGTTTACGTTTTCGCCTTGGGCGAGGATGTTCTGAAGGTCGGTAAGGTGGGGCCAAAGAGTCAGGCGCGGTACACGAGCCAGCATTACAACCCGGGAAGTGCGAATAGTACGCTCGCCGGATCAGTGATCAGCGACGCAGACCGCCTTAGTCTCGGCGAAGGTGACCGCGCCGAGATTGGCAATTGGATCAAGGTAAACGTGGATCGGGTCAACTTTTTGTTGCAGGCGGAACTGGGTGTTCCGGTTTTGACCCTACTTGAAAGCTTCCTCCAGTGTCGTCTAAGGCCACGATATGAAGGCTTCAAGAGTCAGCGTGGCCGGTCGCAGTAACGGTTTTCCATTCCCTACCAATAGTTTACGGCTGTTCCGTGCGACACGTGAATGACGTTCGGCATAAAAAGTGGGCTAAGTATCGGAAATCACGCGATAAACTGCACCATGCCGGTCACCCTCATAACCTGAAGGTCGTAGGTTCAAATCCTACTCCCGCAACCAAAAAAACAACAAATATATCAATAACTTACGCAACACCCGCGCGGGGATTCCTGTGTTCGGGATTTCGCGCTGGAAGCACTGTGGAAGCAAGGGGTTATGCCTCCGGATGTGATGAATAAATCACATCACTTCGTGAGCGTCCGGTGTCCCCCGCCTAACGGTGCTGATTTCGGGGTGTTAGTGTCCACCATCGATAGTGGACACTAAGGGGCACTCTATGGCGGGTAAGCGGAAGAAACGGCAGTGGTCGGATGAGGAG